GGATAAGGGGGCTGGCCTCCGTTGCGCTCGCTCTCTGTTGAGCTGAAGAGGTCGAGGATGTGAGCGCCGAAGGGGTCACTAGTGCGCGCGTCGGCGTCCTCTCGCCAATAGCTAGGCGGTGTGATCTCTGTCTCAGGAGAGATCATGTCAACGATCACGGTGCATTGAGCTTCAACGGTGCGCCCGCGCTGCGCTTTGATCTGCGCCGGTTGGGGCTCTCGAATCACAAAAGGTAGAAGCTCAACATCCACGCTCTGAGCGCTTCCGCTTGTGGGTGCGCCTGTGATCGCGAGTGATCGCGCGGGGCTCAAGTATAATCGAGAGGTGCCGCCGTCGTAGTGAGTTGAGTGATACAGGGCGCCTGATACCCTGATTAAGCGTTCCTCTCCCCATGCGCTAGTGATGTCAGGTGAGACTAGATAGGGATCGGCGCCGGGTGTAAGCGTCGCTGTGGTCTCCTCGGTGAGATGTCGAAACAGGCCGCTGAGCTGATTAATGAGCGCGGTGTAGCTGCCTCGTACACTGTACAGCGCCTCATGGATAAACGCGCGCTGTGATAGGTGCGGTGTCTCGGTCGCTTGGAGGGGCAGGCCGTAGAGCGTCGCGAGGGTTTCAAGGTAGTCTCTCGGCGCGCGGTGGATCTGGGTGTCTGCGCGCGCCTCTCTAATATGACTCTCTTCACGGAGCATCTTTGATCACCTCACTAAGCTGCGGTTGGGCGCTCTTGAGACCTCCGCTCAAGGTGAGCTGAGATCCTGAGACCGTGTATGAGTAGCGCTGAGCGTCAATGTACACAGCGCCGCGCTCACCGAAGCCTAACAGGCTCTCGAGCTCTAGCGCGGTCTCGCCTCGCGCGTGGTCTCGCGCTAACACTGTCTGTGGGCTGCCTGCGTGCTCTTGGGAAATACGCCCGAAGATGTCCAAGATCTGGTGGAGCTGCGGGGGGCGCTTGGGCTTGGTTGTCGCGAGATCAACCGGCTCTTGAGCACCAAAGCGCGCGCCGGTCGTGTAAAAGCTCGGCGGTAGTCTGCGCGCGGTGTAGCGCTGAGCGCCTCGATTATCAGGCTCAATCACGAGCGCTGAGCCTACGGTGTAGGTAGTTAAGAAGCTCGGGCCACAATGTAAGGTGAGCGTGTATGAGCCCGCCGGCGCCGGTGGCGTGAACGCCTCAAGATCACCTCGTCTCTTGACCAAATCAGGGCCTTGCCCGGCTATCCCTGAATAGAGATAAACGGTCTCACCTCCTACCTGCATAGATAGGCGATAAGGCGCGAGATCATCAGAGAGCGGGCCTGTGAGCTGGACCTTTGCGCCGCCTCGATGGTGGACGCGCGCTGATCTGAGCTCGAGATACAGCAGCGCCTCTTGATTAGGCGATCCATAACCGCGCTCTAAGACTGAGCCCGCTAGGCTTTCGGGGTCGCCGTAGCCTAAACCACCGCTCTCTGGGTCGCCATAGCCTCTCATGCTAGGTCTCCTCGGCCTTGATGCTCACACTGAGAGAGTGCATAGCGCCAAGTGATGGCGCGCTCATCGCGACGCCAAACAGATCACCCGCGCTCAACGAGATCGCGGGGCTGAACGTGATCTTATTGGAGGCTGGCATATTAGCCTGCGCCGAGAGAAGCCCAACGGTTTGTGTGTCGTGCGTGATCGTGTCGAGCTTCCAATTAGATTCAGTGGTCGTATAGATATTGAAATCTGCGGTGTTCGTGTTCGCGCCCGCGTTCCTCACCGCGACGCTCATATGCGTGAGAGTACAAGCATAAGGCACGCGCCACGGGCCAACTACGGGCTCTACTTTTACAGGATTAAATGAGCTCTGTAAGGCGGTCCCGTCTAAATCGTACCACTGTGTGACATGCGCGCTATAGAGTAGCTCATGCTCGCTAGGGCCTGCGGCTCCATCTGCTCCATCTGCTCCATCTGCGCCGGCTGCTCCATCTGCTCCATCTGCTCCATCTGCTCCTACGACTGAGCCCGCGTTAACGGTCGAGCCGTCATCAAGCGTGATGATCAGCTCACCTGAGCCATTAACGGTCGCGGTGTCTATGCCTGTTGAGATGGTTAAGGCGTCTAGTGTCGATGTGACGCTATCAAGCGCTGTATACCAATCTCTTGAGCCTATGGCCGGGAGTCTAAGAGACCTCGCGGCGCTCTCAATCTGGAGCGTACAAAAGGCGCTCGCGGGCGCGGTGCGCGGGTCGCTGTCGCTTGTCTCGGCTGTGGTGGTGTTGGTCACAACTAAGAAGAGTCTCACATCTCCCCATGTATCCGTCACATTCTGCAGCGTGGGGGCTTGCGCGGCGGCGCTGGATAAGCTCGCGGTCTGTCCTGTCCGGGGTAGCAAGATGGACCACGAGAAACTAAAGCTCGCGCTAGGGTCTGCGCTGTCTACCGCGCCGCCAAACACACTATAGCTCTGAGTTGCTAAAGGTAAGCTGTGCGTGATCGTGGGGTCTGCGTTGGTTACGGGGTCGAGAGTCCATCCCGCGTGCGCTGTGATCGTCATTTTATCGCCTCACTAAAAGCTGATAGTTGAGAGTGAGCGTGAGCCCTAGATTATCGGTTGCGTCTACGTTCAAATCACTGAGGCTAAGAGACGCTACGGCCTTAACAGCGTGCGCGCTTGTGATGTCTGTGGAGCTGTCATCGAGATGAGAGCGTGATGTGATGAGGCTCGCGCGCGGCGCGGGTGAACTACCATCTGAGAGCTGAGTCTCTTCTAATAAACCCACCTCAACGGGCGCTGTGATTAGGCCACCTGTTGTGCTCGCGCTTGAGTGTGTCGTTGTAGTGTTCGTGGCATCGCGTAGTACATGCACCGTGTGAAGCGCTTGGATCATGAAGAGCTCGCCACCGCTAAACGTATTATCAAAAATGAAGACCGGATGAGCGAGACGCTGAATGATGTCGTTGCTTGTTAAGCTACCGTCTGTGATTGTCGTTGACCATGCGGCGGGCGTCGTGCCCGCTGTGCGCCACTTGTTGTCAAAGGCAACTGTGAGCTCATCTGTGAAAGGGCTCTGGGTGCTCTGTGAGATTCTCACGCTCTCGGTATATGTACCGCTGAGAAGTCTAACTTGGACCTCTACGCTGAAGGGAAACACACTAGAGAGACCGGCTAAGCGTGTCTCTAGGCGCTCGATTCTCGCGCTCGCCTCCCCTAATGAGATGAGCGGCGTCTCATACCATCTCGCGTTAGCTGTAGGCGTGTGCAAGAGGTCGTTTAGCCCGTCTTGACCTGTCCTGTAGGCCATATATTTGAGAATACTCATGAGGCCGTGTGAGCCGAACGCGCGGCTTTCTGTGCCTGTTGACGCGGTGTTTAAGAATTGGTGAGTAGAGATCTTATCCACGTCGCCGCCGGGCTGTAAAAACGCAATAGCGCGCGCGTCTGCTGCGTCTAGCGCGCTGATCGGGGTATGTGTGAGCACGCCTGATACATCTACAGCATAAGTGAGCAAGGCCGCCCATTGTCCCACGTCTGCGCTTGTGGTCTCGGCGGGCTTCGTCACACCTGCGGCGAACTCAACGCGCTCTCTGTAGCGTGTCGTTGGTGAGTAGCTCACCTCTTGAGAGCTGCCTACATCCCAACGGCGCCGCGCGCTGGTGTCACTCGCTACCTGAATGGATCGAGCGTAGAGAGTGTATGTGGTGCCCACGGTGCGCGCCGCGCTGATGTCTACAGGGCTGTTGATGTGAGAGCTCGCGCTTGAGTCGAACCTGATAACGCGCGCCTCTGGGCTTAAGCTGTTTCCGTTCGCGTCTAAAGGCGCGCCGCCTGCTGTGATCTCAAGGTAGCTAAATGAGCTCAGGGTCAAGAGCCCTGTCGCGTGAGCATAGGTGAGCGCGGGGCCGCTCAATAGCCCGCCGTCATAGGTGTCTAAATCAGCGGCGCCTAAGAGCGCGCCAAGCGACCTTTGATCATACTCGTAGCCTAGATCAGTGAGGGCTTTAACGTCTTCTAAATCGGCGCGCTCTAGGGCGTCAAACTTAACTCTATCCATTTTAGGTCTCCTCGGGGCTCGGTATGATCGCGAGCGTGCCTAGTCGTATGACTCTATCAGCTGCGGGGTAGAGATCCTCTAGCGCTTGGGGCGTGGCGTCGTCACCTGTACCGGCGGCGTATAGCGCGATATTCCGCACGCCATCAACGCTCATGATCATCTCAGTGAGCCGCGCGGTGAAGAGAGGCTCTCCGATACGGTACACGCTAAGCGCGTCAATGAGCTGTGTCTCTACGCTCTCGCTGAGCGCGCTGAGCTCGTACCCGCTCTCGGGTGTTAGATGGATGTCAGCATTAAGCCGCGCTATACCTGGGGGGTACACTCTCACGCGCGTTCCCGCCGCTCTCCATCCGGGCGCGCTGTTCGGGGTCGCGGGGTCGCCTTCGATGATACGCTGAATAGCAGCTATAGGTCCGGTGAAGACCTCATAAGCGCCAAGTGTCCACACTGCGGTGTCAGGGATCGCGTCGGCGTCTAAATAGATCACACCGCGCTCTGGAACACTTACATAATCAGATGTGCTCACCATGCGCGTGAGGCTCGTCACGGGGTCAATATAAGAGATCGTCAAAGTGTTCACGGCGGGGCCGTCGTGATAGATGATCGTGGGGCCTGTCGCGGTCGCGGTGCCTGTGTAGCGTCGGCCTGTGGTTGTCCTGAGACCGAGCTCACCTGATCCATCGTCAATGTAGAGGTAGCTCATACCCGCTACGCTTGGGTCTTCGTATAGTGACGCGAGGGTGATACGCGCGCCCTCATAGCTCAGCGCGGCGAACTCGAGCGCAGGGGGCTGTGAGCGTGCTAGGCTCTGAAGGTAGAGAAGAGCGCGCCGTTTAAGCGCGCTGTCTGTCTCGGCCTCTTGTCCGTTTGTCAGCGGTGCGGTGTTGGTCACTGAGAGGATCAAGGGGCTTGCGCTCACTATCGTGTCGATACGCTGCGCGGCGATGTTACCCGCGCGCCCTTCTAGTGATGCTTCAGCTGTCAGTGAGCCTGTTAGATCTCCCGCGCTAATCACGAGATCAGCGGTTGAGGTGTAGAGCACCTCTGGCGCTGTCGCGGCGCTGAAAGCTGAGCCTGCTTCGATGGTGAGGTCTGCGCCAAGCGCGCCGGTCAAGGTGATGTCGAGGCTTCCGCTCGCCGTGGTCGCCTCTAGTCGGCTCACGGTGCCGGGGGGGAGCTCTGCTAAACGCTCATCGAGCTCCGCGCCTGTCGCGTTGCGAAAATCAAAAGCGTCTCTCACACCTGCGATCCGGCGCTCTGTTGATGACGCAAGCGCCGCCATGCTCTGCCCGAGAACGTCTATAACGCTTCCTTGTGCGGTGTCTGAAAGCTCACTGCGTGAGATGAGTGAGCCTAGAAATATACGCGCTAGTTCATCGCGCTCTCTAGGGATATACGCCATTTTATAACCTCACCTGTGATGTCATGAGCCCGCCCGCGCGCGCTGTAAATTCGAGCGCTGCGCTGAGATGATCGCCCTTATCTGAGACCTCTATCACGTTTACTCTGTCTACTCTAAGATCTCGCGCTAACTGCTCTCTGATATGCGCGCTGAGATAGCCCGCGCTTGTCGTGGTTACGCGCTCACCGATGGTGAGAGGTAGACCATATCGAGATAAGATCGGTGTCTCTCCCTGTCGCGTGTGGAGGCGGTGTGTGAGCGCTTGCTCTAGGTTCCTTGATCCTCTCACTGTCGCGAGATCATCAGCGACTAGATCAAGATCACCTGTAGTGGGATCAATGAAGAGGTCCACGCCGTAGGGCTCGCGCTGTGTCGGCGCGCCGCTCTGGATCGGGTCGGGTATCAAAATAACTGAGCCCGCGCGCGGTGGCTGTCCTCGCCCGTCGCGGTCTGAGCTTAACCAACCGTTGAGCCTTGAGAGCTCCGGCCACCTCTCCGCGTCGCTGAACACGCGCGCCGCTATCGTGCGTAAGTCCTCCCCTAACCTGAGCCTGTAGGCGGTCGTAGGTATGAGATCGCGTAGTGGCGCTATTATCGGCTCTGAGGCGCTAGGCACTAGGGGCGGCGCGGTCGCGGTCTCAAGCTCAGGTAGAGGAGTAATCGCGCTTACGCTCTCCGCTTGGATCTCGATTTCCTCAGTCGCGCCTAAGATCTTGAGTAACAGTGACCACTCGGCGTTAATCTCATCATCATAGGTGACTAAATCATCTATGAGCGCTGAGACCGAGGTCCTCAGTGATCCGGCGGTTTTAGAGATCTGTCTCAGGATATCGGCGGGGATGTCTGCAAGCTCTCTAAGTCCGTTCACTGTGCCGGTAACGGCGCTTGTGAGCTTATCTAGCGCGATTAAGGGGCCGCTGATCCCTCGTCTCACATATGCGTTAGCGCCCTCTGTGATGAGCTGTAATGAGGCCACCTCATCAGCGGTGATTTGAATGGCGGCTGTAGCGTCCTCAAGGAACCCTTCAAGATCAAAGAGAGCATCTTCAGGCGCCGGCGCGGCGTCGTCGTAAGACTGCAGAGAGAGTGACCACTCAGGCGCAAGGTTCGCGCCGTCTGCGTTGCGTTCGATGCCTAGCGCGCTCACCTCTACCTTGAGATTGATCTCCTCGTCAAGCGCCCTGAAGATCAACTCATGGGACTCCGCGCCCTCAAGCGCTGCTGTCCTCTGATACTCCTCAAGAAACCTTGTAAAACTTATCAGGATAGCAGGCCCGAGTTGTGAGGTGATCGCACCTGTAGCCGTGAAGCCGGGCCGCGCGTCATATCCCGCGCTACCTGAGAGCTCTATCGTCCGCTGTCTATAGCGCCCTAGCTCCCTGATCGGTTGGCCTAACGTGTAGGTGACCTGTGAGGGGGCCTGTGCTGATACGCTGAGCGCGTTGGGCGGTAAAGGCAAGCTCACCGCGCGATAAAGCGCGCCGTCTTTATGCCACTCGATGAGATAGCGTATGTTCACGCGCGCGAGCGCTGCTAGCGCTCCGCTGAGCTGTATCCCTGAGCTTGGCACGTCCTCACCTCTCTATCTTTGCGATCTGTGAGGCTATTCTATCAGAAGGGGCTGCAATTGTCTCCACCCGATCCGCAGGTAGGCTCACCACCTCTAGCGCCGCTGTTACGCCTAATGGGATGTCGAGTTTTAGAGCACCTACTATACTTGTCAACGCTGTCTGTAGGCTCAATACGGCTGTTCTGAGCTCATCGAGCCGCGCTTGATAGGTCTCTAGGGTCTCAATGGTTGGCTCTGCTACTGCGATATGCTGCGCCGGTGTCGCGCCTGAGCTCACCTCTAACACGCCTTGCACTCTGGCGCGTGGTGAGAGATAGAGCGCGCTCTCACCTGCGATGATCCGCGCGCCTGCGCTCTTAAGCTCATTGTGGTCGATGCTGATTTGATTGGCGGGGTACTCGCCCGCGCTATCTAGCGTGATCTCGTCCACGTAGCTTTGGCCCTCGCTCAATACGCCTATCACATACGGCGCGCCGGGCCCTTGTTGGACCGTGAGCACCTCTGCATTTAGAGCGGGTGCGCTCATCCTGTCGAGGTCTCCACCACCTAGAGAGATCACTGTACATCCTGTGTAAACAATCCCGTTAAAATCAATGAGATCAATCTCAGGGGTGCTCTCTGTGATGTAACGGTCTATCACCTGCATCACTGCCAAGCGCGCGCTCTTTAACCCTATGAAATTCTTAATCATGTACGGGCTCTCCTGTCGTGTAAAACCCGCGTGTTAAGGATAGTGTGGAGCGTCGCGTGATCACTCCGCCTGAGAGCGCTCTAGTGTCGTGAGAGATGGTCTCAACGTAAGCGCAAAAGTAGCGCGTCTCATCATGTGCGGGCGTCTCAAACTTTACCCACATGCCCGCTCTAATGTCTAGCCTCTGCGCTGTGTTCGCTGTGCCTTGAAGATATCTGTGAGCTCCGCGCGTGAGGCGGTCTACAATCTCAATGGTGTACTGCACCTCTCGATTGAGCGAGCCCGCTTTACTCGCGCGGCCCTGGGGGAAAAACGGCCACTGTCCACGATACATCCTGAGCCCTGCGCGCTCGATGTCCTCGCGGTCAAGCGTCGGTGTACCTACGAGCCCGAAGGCCTCAACGCCTCTACTCTCATTAAAAGGTGTGTCCACATAGACCGAGTTCACTCGGTCTTGAGCGTTGGCGCTTACACCTAGCCTGATGATCTCATCTGCGGTAATGATCCGCGCGAGCCGCGCCGCGTGCTCCTGCTGTGCTGGCGCGTTCGGGTCTACGCCTTGCGAGCTCAACGCCTCAAAGATGAAAGGCTTTAGGCGATAGACGATAACGGGGGTTGCGCCTAGAAAGCTGCTCACCTCACCTGAGACGCTAGCGGGCTCAAGGGATGGGAAAAGCTCGACAAGTGAAGGGTCAACGTCAAAGAAACTAGAGAGGATCGACCACGGCGCGCCGGTGGGCCTCACCTGAGCCGCGTTAATCGCGCGACCAAACACAGATCTAAAGAGCGGTGCGCGCTCTGGCGCAAACTGCTGCGCGCGGGTCTGTGAGTGTACGACCGGTAACGCGCTGAGCTTCGCGCCTCCTGCTAGCGTCTTGGGTAGCCTGTAATGGGGTGAGAACTCGTTATAGAGCGCTCTCAACACTGAGCCTACATCTGATCTCAGCACGCGGCTCAACACGCGCTTTAACAGGCGACCGAAGGCTTTGAGCTCGTAAATGTGGCCGCTGAGTAGGGGCTTACCTGAGAGATAAACTTGAGACTCCGTGAGCGGCGCGATAAATGAGCCCGCTGTGAGCGAGATCTCAGGTGCGGCGATCAGGCCGGCTAGGTCTGGATCTGAGAGCGCCTCTATCCCATAGCTCACCGCACTCAGGCGCCCTACGAAAACGGCGCGCTCTACCCCCTCATGCTCTATCCACTCACTCACTACGAGCCACGAATCAAGATCAATCGCGCCGGTGTCCTCATAGTAAGGTAGCGCCTCACTCTGCTCATGTAGGGGAATCTGTAGCGTGATCTGGGCCTGATGATAGGGCGCTGTGATCATCTCCTGAAGGCTGAACGCTGTCGTGTATTTTGTCAGATCATATGTCCGCTCATCTGTGTAGAGCGTGATTGTTGACGTGTTGCTCATGGGATGAACCTCATGAGCTTCTCCAGAGCGCCGTTAAAGGCGTTCACGCTACCCGCTAAAGCGCCTTGAAGTTTCAGCACAAGATCAGTGAGTTTAGTGATAGCCTCTACATTCTCGCTCATTTTCAATATGTTACGCTCGCTCTTACCTGAGAGCTCAATCATCTTCTCGAAGATCTCTGTAGAGTTTTCATCTCTTAGGCTCCGCGTTGTCTTACCCTGTTGAGCCGCTTGAGCCGCGCTCAGCTTAAGGCCGGCGGCCACTGCTGCGGGGCTCCTTCGCGCTTGTGTGCTCGCCCTGCCCCCCCTCACGCCACCTTTAAGGCGGCCTGCGTCAACTGTGCCGATCCCGTCGATGGATGCTAAAACAGACTGACTCTCTGAGCCAAACGCGCCGGCTATGATACCGGGGATCATGTCAGGGTTTGCTATCAGGGCCTCCCCTGTCTGCTGCGCTCCTAGTATAGAATCAGATTGGCTATAAATGTTTGCGAGAACAGCGAGCTGAGCGAGGTCTTGGAGCGGCGCTGATACCTGACTAAGCGCGCCGCGTCCTACACCCTGCAGGCTCTCAAAGATCTGTGTGGGTCGCGTCCCGCGTGTGCCTGTGGTTTGCGCGATCGCTGAGATGCTCTGCGCGATCTGCGACGGTTCCACCTTTTGGCCCTGTGAGGTGAGCGCGTCGATAATCCCTCCCGCGCCGCTCAAAAATGCATCCACGCCGGGTCCTCTGAGGTCAAGCTGGTTCTCAGCTAGATTCCGCAGCGCTAGAGACTGATCAAGCGCTGTACCTACGCTCATTCCTGTGTTTTGGGCGATCACTCCCGCTAAGGCGCTGAGCCCTCCCGCGCTGACACCTGACCTCTCAGCGGCTGCTAGGCTCATGAGTCTATCTGAGCTCAGATCTCCCTCGGACGCCTTGAAGCCTACACCGCCCGCTACACCTGTGATTAATTGACGCGCTGCGGATGAGTCCAGCCCTAGTTTCTCTAGCTGCTTGGCGCGGTCTTCGCTGAACTCTCGGGCGTTGCCCGTGTCGATGAGACCTGCGATCTCGGTCTCTTGGGCCTCAAGCCCTATGATTTGACCTAGCCGCGCTTGTCGCGCCTGTAAAGAGCGCGCGGTTGCCTTCATGGCCTCGCCTGCGATCTTGACCGGTAGCCCTGTTGAGACTCCGAAAAGCTTAGGCATAAGCTTTGCAATACTAGAAAGTTGCCCGCCCACTCTCGAAGTGATCGAGCCGAGAGAGATCTCTGAGCTCACCGCGTCAATGGTCGCGCGGGCCTCGCTCTGTAGTATGCGCCTGACCTCACGCTGACGGCGTGAGAGCTTCTCCTTGTCCTCTTTGTCTTCGTCGGGTGCCGCGCTTGGTGCGGTTGGCGCTGGGGGCGCGCTCGGGATCGCTCCCGGTGGCACGTTGAGCCCTGCTAGGTTGTCTTTGATACTCTCGACAAGTGCCGCCATCTCACGCAGAGCTTGGAGCGCCTCATTATCGTCTATCTTGACCTTGATCTGTGTCTCTTGAGCCATGTCTAAGCCTCCTGTTTAAATAGCTTTTTCTCTAGCTCATCAATCCACGCTACGCCGGTCTCTACGGCTTGGTTTGGCTTGATCTGTTGCGCGCTCTCAGGTGCTAGCGCGTTAAATCGCTCATCTTCAAGCTCAAGTAGAGCTCGCTCTAAGACCTGCGCGGGGTGCGCGTTGTAGCGCATTGGCTCAAGGGCGCTCGCCTCAAGCGGGGGGTGGTGGATCAAGAGACCTGATCCGCACAAGGGGTGCTGGCTCCTCGCCCTCTTCGCTCGCTTCCATGTGTCCATGAAAAAACGCGCGCTCATGCGCTGCCACCTCCTCATAGATCGCGAAGAGTAGAGGATCATAGCGACCGGCCCACTCATCGAGCCACTCGGGGGGATCAAGTAGCGCCTGTGAGAGAGTCGAGAGAGCGTAGATCCTGAGCTTTGCCATAGCAGGTAAATCATCATAGCGCTCAGGCGCGCTGAGCTGAACCAACGCGCGATCTCGGCGGATAGTCTGATCAGTGGTGAGGACGCGACACACAACCGATGCGCTCAAGGTCGAGCCCTGTAGATCAAACTCAATATGTAAGATCTTCTCGGCCCCCACAGGCTCACTGTCTCCGGCTGTCTGTGGCGCGGCCTCTGCGCGCTCTCGAATCTCACTTAACATAGTCTCTCTCTTTACTCGTTAGGGTACACCACGCGGCGTACCTCAAAGCTTAGATTCTCGCTGAAAAGAGAGCTCGAGTCTACTCTAAAGTTTCGTGTTGTGGGCCTGCATCCCTCGAGCGTTAAAAGCGTGTCTCCGTTGGTTTCATCAATCACGCTCATGCTGATAGAGCCTGCGTTTAGGATATCGCTTGTGCTCCCCTTCTGCCACACTCCATTATCCTCAAGCGCCTGCTTGCTAATTCTGATAGCGTCAACACTGATGGTAGCAGTACGTCTCACAGGGATGATCTCTTGTGAGTCAATCTCACCGATCACATCAACGCGCTGAGTCTGGATGTTTTCGCTAACGTTTACACCTGTGGCCCATCCGATCTCGTCACCCGTTGCGCTCAAGAATACTTTACACGATGCGCCGCTAATCCCTTTATATTCTGGCATTTTCTAGACTCCTATTAGGCTGTGATGCGTACCGCTACGGCGGTGATACTGATAAAGTTAAGCGGCTCAACCGGTGCGACCTCATAGCTAATCGCTACCTCATCACCAAGATCCTCAAGCTGGATGTTTTGAAAGGCCTTGATCACTCCGTCTCTCACCTGCGCTGTAAGTGAGCTCTGAACGCGCGAGGTGATCAAAGGGATCTGGCTTGCTCGCGTCGGGCGCCCTATTTGATCAGCGAGCGCGGCGCGTAGTGTCCTGAGAGAGACTAGGATAGACTCATACGCGCTCACCTCACAATAGACCGGGTTGTTATCGGTGAGATAGGTGGTGATACTGCGCTCAACGCGCGGGCCTAGATTATCCGTACTGATCGCGATAGTACCGCTCTTGATCGCCTGCTCAATGTCGGCGTATGCGTCCCATGATTGCGAGGTCTCGATGATGCGCGGGCGCTTGCGCGTGAGCGGCTCGCCCGTGTCTGATCCTGCTTGCATAGCTCCCAACATGAGCGCGGTATATTTCGGGCTCTTGGTGACTGTCTTGGCTCGCGGGTCAACAAGCTTGATGCTCTGTGAGGCTAGTGCGATGCCTGCGTTGTTAAGGCTCGCCGCGCGTGTCTTCACGTTCGCTAGGGTCTCCGTTGAAGCGATAGCACAATAAGCTTGGCGCTCATATCCCGCGTTAGATGCCGCTGTGAGGTGCGCGCTTAGCTTGCTCTGACTCGCTGAGTCTTCGGTGAAGAGTACCACGATTTGTACATCAGCGTTCTCAACGCTCTGTAGCGCCTCTTCAAAGTCAAGAGTGAGACCATCGGCGCCGCCTGTCGCGGTCTGGGTGGTCGCGCTGAGTGATGCTGCGGCTGATGTGTTTAGAAGCGTGGCCTCTGCGAGTGTCGATGAGCTCAGCGCTTGCTTGAGCTGATAGGCCGGCGCCTTGAATGTCTCTGTTGAGCTCGCGCCGATCGTCTGAGAGATGTAGTCTATCTCATCTAGCGCGATCTCAGAGACCTCGATAAGCGTGGCGCTTACGTCTGTCAGCTCATTTGCAAGCGTTACAAAAGCCTTAAGCGTGGGTGCCTCTTCGCTGCCCACTGAGAGCAGGCTTACGGCGTTACGTGTGAGTGTCGCTGTTCCGTCTTCGATCACTACAGTGAGATCATTGGTGTCCTCATTCTCGATACTGAAGAGAGGATCACTCTCGATCTTGAACTCCTCGCTTAGCCCGTTACGGTTGAGCGTGAGCGTGTGCGTGTCTCCTGCGATAGTGAGAGCCGCGTTTAGTCGGTTGCCCTTCGTGCCATAGATCACGCTCTTGATCGTGAGTGGCCCAATATCAAGAGAGGCTTGAGCGGTGGTCTCACGCGCGTTTACAACTCGTATACTTGACGCGCCCGCGCTCGCCGCTGGATCGTCTGAAGGTGAGAAAGCGAGCTGAGCGAGTAGAGCGAGATCATTATCACTCAGGTCATACGCGCTCATTGATCGGCGCGAGCTAAAGAGCTTCGGGGTGTGGCTTTTGAAGCTGGGGAAGTCTCCCACAAGCGCTATGTTTCCGCTCGTGACATCGCCACCTGAGAGCGCGCTCGCGTCAATGCGGCTATAGATACCGGGGCGCCCTGTACGCGGAAACCCTGTAGAGTTGAGGATGCTAGGCATATGAGCGCTCCTTATGTGTGTGTGAATTTAGATTATATCGTGTGTTTAAAGCGGTGTCACGCGCCCTTGAGGCGTGAGACCTAAGCTCAGCGTCCCTATCACCTCATCAGCAGAGAAGATCCGCGCGCCGGCGGTGTCGTGCAGCATCGCTGAGATGTTGAGGCGTCGCACGAATACCCCGAGCTCTTCGGCGGCTAACATCTCTTGAGGTGCGAGCTCTGCGATAGAGTCAAACTGAAACGTGAGATAGCCGTTAGCGAGAAAATCAGCTCTGAGCGCGTGCAATGCTGTGACCACAAGCTGAGCTAGAACCTCGGCGGCCTCTGCGCCGGCTGCCATAATCTCTATCAAAGCGGTCTGGTTAGAGATCGTTTGCTCTATCCCGTTCGCGGTGCCTCCTAGCGGGCGGTGCGTCACGTTACGCGAGCGCTGCTGACATACCACTAGGGGCAGACCTTGCGCGCCCGCTGTCGCGTGTGGGATGACCTTTGGCGCTTTCTCTCTGAGCTCTGTAAGCACCTTGATGAGCGTCGTGTCATCGTGCGCGGTGTTGTAGAGGTGCTCTAGCGCCTGCGCTTGATTGGCCGCGTCTAGGTAATAATTCAGCGCGGTGCGTAGCGCGGTTGTCATGTGGTGATGGATCATAGGCCCGCGCCCTCTGCGATGTCGCTTACATTGTCCATCACGCTTTGAGCGAGATTGAGCGCTTGTCTTCCTGGATGTTGCCAAGCTTCGGGGCGCTTATAGCTCACGGTTCGCCACGTTGCATAGGTGGTATTAGAGCCGTCTCGCGCCGCGCCCTCTGGGGTCGTGATCCCTACAAGTTTAACCATACCTGAGAGCGCGTCTGATACAGATCTCACACCGCTTTTATTGACGTAGTGAGCCGCGCGCCCGCTGTCCATACGAGACCCATAGATCAAGCGCCCCTCACTGCCGCTCATGGTCGCCGTTAGGTCTTTAGCGTCGCTATAGGCGTTCGTGTCTCCCATGCGCTTGATCTCGGCTACCTTCTTTCTAAACATGATGAAGCGATACGGGCGGCCTAGCTTATCGCGGCGTATTGGCGCGGCGCCGGGTCGAACAGTCCTCAAGAGATAGTCTCTCATGTCGTGGGGCTGTTGACCTTGCTCTAGTAGATTAGGCACTATCCCTTGAAGCGTGACTACCACAAGTTCAGGTGTAGCCTGTGTGATGACCACACCGCGCTTGTAGTCGCGTAGCACCGAGCCTAGATCCTCACCGGCCTCATGTGCTGTAGCCTTCCACGCCGCTACAAGCGCCACGGCTAGGCGCTTAGCGCGGGCTTGTCGGCTGCGGGGGTCTAGCCCGTATTCCCTTAGATCAATCATCGCGCTGTGCCCTCTGGAGCTCCGTAAAACTCAAGCTGTGCCTCTGCGTAGATTGGAAGCTCTGCATGGTAGGGCGCCGGCGCCTTGAAATTTACATAAGTGTCTCTCACCGCGTGCGGGTGATTCGTGATGATGTACACAGGGTGCGCGTAATAGGTCACGCTGAAGCGGTCGCCCTCATCCGGTGCATTGATCCACTCGATAGCGCCCTCACTATTCACAGTAAAATCTGAGCCTTCCCCAAGCGCGCCTGCCGGGTCCACTATCCCTTGAGCGTTGGCCGGTATCAGGTGCCGTACACCAAAGCTCACCGCGCCGCCGTCGAGGTCATGTGATCGCGTGGCGATAGGGTAGCGCGTGGTGTCCGTTGCGCCTGCGGTGCGCTTGATCGTCTCGCGGTAAATGATCGCGCTGTCTAAGACTGTGAAGCGGTCGCCGTATGTGGGCAAATGTTCAGGTAGTAGCGTAATACCTATTTGTCCGCGTCCGTACTCAGTAGCGCCTGCGGGGCCGTGTCGTTGCTCCTCTTTTCGCGCGCCTGTGACTACCGCTCTGATCGTCTGCGCGCTGTGGTAGAGATAGCCCTTACCATGGCACGCTGGGCAATCAACGCGCGCTTGTTCAGCGTCTCCGCTCGCGCCTGCGAGGCTGAACCCATGCGCGCCCGAGACCTGAGAGCATGGGCACTCGGCGGCCTGTTCCCATCTCACATTCATTCCATGAGAGATGATAACTTTGCGGAATTGCTCAGGTTTAAAGTCCGCGCGCGGGTTAAGTTTTGGAGGTACGCGAGAGCCTAAAATCATGTGGCCACCTCACAACGCCATAATGTTCATAGCGCGATAGGTAGCCTTGAGTGTAGCGATTAACTCCTTGTATTCTTTAGTGAATTGGAGCACACGCGCGCCATAACCTGAGTTAGTCGCGCTCGCCGTGGTGTTAATATTCTGGCTCAATCCATCCATCGAAGTTGAGACCATCGCGAGACCTGCGCCCGCGATCAAATCACCTGCGACGTCTAGCGCTAGGAGCGAGCTCTTGAGCATGACTGCGCGCGCGATGTCTTGGGGTAGCGTGTCAATGATCCATGCAATGCTTGTGTCTTGTGCTGCGGGCGCGCTCAAGCTCAAGGTGAACTTATCGTGACGTTTAGCGCTCACGCTCGCGCCCGTGGCTTGGACGTCGTAGCGGTCCACGAATTTTTGAGGCGTGCTCACCTCTACTGAGCTCTGGCCCGCGCTGATTGTCGCGGTCCCTGTGTAGTAAGGGAAGCCGGCGCGGTAGTCGAGCTCAAAGTAAGCAGGGATGTAGTATTGAGCATTGAGCCCACCTAAACCGAGTATTACAGGAGTACCGCCCGCGATGATATAGCTAGAGGCGCCCTCGGTCGTGGGTACGATATGGACCTGACCGGCCATAGGCTCAGTAACTTGGGCCCATTCAGGGGGTAGCTCTGCGCGCGTCGTGCTGTTGCCGTACACGATGTTGAGCGCCTCTACATCAATCAGGGGCCGATAACGTGAGCGGATCGGGTGCCACGCGGGGGCCGCGTCTGGCTCTTTGTCGTGACGTTCTGAAAACGTCTGCACGTCAAACACTAAGCCGAGTTCATCACTCACCGCGCGCGCGGCTTGCTCAATGGACGTTGTGAAGATTGTATCAGGGTAGGCTGAACCATCATCTAGAGTTAAATCCACACCTAGCAGATAGGTGTCTTTGAGATATTGTACATCATATCCGCGCTCTTGGATGGTGGCCATAGGGTCCTACTCTTCTGAACCGCTCGAGGCGGTCTTACGTGAGGAGCGCCGGCGCTTGGGCTTCGGCTTGTCCTCGATCTGCTCCCATCCCATTAAGGAAGCTTTGGCGATCTGAGCCTGAGATAATTCACCGATGAGCAAGCCCTCACCGTCGATGGACACGAGACCATCTGCGAGAGAGAGCTCAACGTTTTTAAGTCTAGGGTGCCTTATTTTTATCATGCTCATGGTCGCCTATGATCCTTAAATGTGGAGGCCGAGGAGCTGCGGATCAGTGATCGCGCTCAAGCCGCTTGATGCGTTGACGCCTGCGTTTTTAACCACGAACATCTTAGTAGGCAGCTTCACAGCCGGCGCACCGAACATCATAAGGAGGAATGGGAACGTGGTTGAGATCTGCGCGAGAGGACGACGCACGAGACTTAACATCTGATAATAACACATGTAATCAGGCGAGAAGTTCAAGAAGAGGATCTCACTTGCGCCGGGGATGTTCTCGTTGTTATCAGTCACTACAGTATCTTGTCCCGATACTGCGACCTCTTCAATCAAGAGCGCGCCGTCTGCGCTAGTCGCGTTTTTCGCGCTCCGGTAAACTCGGAGGTATTTAACGGTAGCGTGTGCCGCGTGGCGAATCGTGAAGGTCACTTGCTCGCCTGCTGCCACTGTCACCGCTGCTGTGTCTACAGGTACGCTCACGCCGCTATCGCCTACCGCTACCACACGATAGGTGTAATCGCCGTTATCAGCCGCTACAAACTTAGAGGCGTTGTTCGCGCCTGCCGCTGTCTCAACTTGAACAGTAGGGGCGGCTAAAGTGCCATCAAAGACAGAGCCCGCGCCGAGTGAAGGCGCGATGCGGTCATGACGCTCGAGGAATGGAGCCGAGACCACCTGAACAGGACCGTAAGGACCTGTGATGCTGAGACTAGACGCGCCGAATGTGACTGAGCCGTTGTTTACCTGGATTTGATCATGACGCCCGTGATGTACAGTCTGCTTGATCAGCTCGCTGAGCACGCGAGGCGTGACCATGATGTGAGAGACCATGCCGTAGAATGGCGCGCTGTAGAGTGAGCCTAAGATCTCAGAGAGATAGACTGCGCTCGGCGCTTTTCCGCGAAGATCCGCGACGTTACCGCCGTCTGAGATCTGCTTAACGATCCCGTTGAAGGCGTTGCTGTCTTTCGTTGAGTCCGCGTGGAAGAGGTTGAGCTCAAGGCGCTGAAGAAGACTCTCAGTGCCTCGTCGGGTCTCCTCTGCGATTGCGTCCGCGCTAGGGCCTACAATAGAGACCATGCTCGCTTGATCAGTGACCTCTCGACGCTCCGCCATGTAGCGGATCTTGGTAGCTACCTTCTCATAGGTGCTACGGTTAAGCGGCGCGTTACCACCCTCGATAATGAAGGGGCTGTGTTGTCCACCGTGGTTAAGTACACGATTATATTCAACTACTGTGTTTTGAGCTTGGACCTTCGCGAGCATAGGCCATAGCTTGAGATCTTGCATACTGCTAGTAGCAATACTCAGAGTCTGCGCGAGCTGTTGCGGGATGAGCGGGCTGAGATTCGCCGCTGTCTGAGATCCACCTGCTGGGACAAGCGGTGTCTGATAGCCGACGGTGCCCTTTTGGAGCGATCCCATGAGTGCGGACATATCCGCTGATGATGGTAATCCTTGCATGATTTATCCTTAGATGCCGTATCGTGATTTGATTTGATCAGGGTTAGCGCCAGACTCGAGAAGCGCTGCGGCCTCCATCATCTCGCCCGCGCGGTGAGGGTCGCTCACGGTCATGTCAGAGAGAGATTTAAATAGATCGTCTCGTGACGCTGCGGGCGCTTGCTCTCCCGGTGCGGGGATGTATGAGGTGACACTCTTAGCCATTGGCGCCGGCTCTTGTGTGTGTGCGCCTCTGAGTGACTTGAGCTCTGTGCTGAGTGACTTAACGAGCTCAAGCGCTCCTTGTAGGCCCTTACAAAGCGCTTCATTTTGCGCGCGTTGCTCAGTCAAGAGCGCGTCAAGTGCGGGCGCGAGTGCTTCGGCTACGGTGTCTTGGCCTTCGCCGTAGGCTTTAGATAGTCGCTCATACTGCGCCTCTTCAGCCTCGCGCTGGGCCTCTGCTACGCCGTCAAGCGCCGTGAGGCTCTTCTCAAACAGCTCTACGTCTGCTTGGTCACGCAGGTACTCGGACGCGCGGCGCTCGGCCTCGCGAGAGGACACACCGGCGCCGGTCATCATCTCAATTAGATCATCTGCCTTCATCGAGGACTCCTGATAATTCTGATGCGGCACGAGCGAGCGCGCCGGGTTTAACATTTGGGTAAAGGGTTGACAATTTAGTGATTATAGAGGCTAAACGTTCATCATTCAAGGCGTTATAGCTCGCGTTGCTCACTGTGTCGAGTTGTTGTGGCACGAGGCCCGCGATAGACTCACCGTTTACTTGGCTCGGTGCCTGATAGCCTACTGAGCCCTTCTGAAGCCAAGCGGTCACGCTCTTGATCAGCTCAAGTGACGTGTCTGGATTGATCGGGTTTGAGGTGATCGCGCAATTGATCACCTTTGCCTTCGTGACGATTTTAGGGTTTTCGGGGTCACGTTCCATCACTTGGCCCTCCACACTAAAGCCTAAAGTGCGGTGCCCTCCGGCCTTCCTCATCGCCGAAGCGGTCTCGAAGATGTCTCGCGCTTTGGGCTTGTCTAAGAGCAGCACGCCCTCAACCTCAGTGTAACCTTTGCGCTGTGTCACTTTTGTTGGGTAGCCTAGGAGGTTCTGAGCGCCTGCTTGGTGCTCATAATTGAACACGCCCTTTTTTAAGAAGTAGCTGAAATCTAAACCTTTTTGTAAGACTCGCTCACCTTGTAAATCAACCTCATCTGTAGAGATCACGCCGGCTATCTTGGCGGTCTGGCGGTTGTCTTTATCAATCTCAGCTTTGATCAGGTCAATTCTCATTTGTCCACCTCTAAGCGACCGCTTCTACTTACGATTTGAGAAGGGCCTACGGGGATTGTATCACATCTACAATTAGGATGCATAGGATAAGCAGAGGGTGCCCAATCCGCGCGCGCTCTCCCTATATTGGTTCCATTCTCCACAAGCTGCGCCACCTCGAATATATAGGGGCGTTGTGTCTCTGGGTCTATGAAGGCGCTCAAGCAATAGCCACAAGCGCCACTCTCAGGGATTCGCGCGACGCGCGCGCCTTCCCCGTCGAGCTCTACCGCTTGCGCGATTTGGCCCTCGTTGTGGGTCGCTTGTAGCTCTGTCTCTGCGATCCGCTCAAAGTTCCGCGCAAGGTCTCCTGAGCGTTGCCTGATGCGCCTTGCTACTGCGCGCGCTTGGTCTTTTGTGAGTACCGCCGCTCCAACCTCTTCTCTGATGATCTTAAGCATCCTCGCGCGCCTCGCGGGGTTTGGTGTGCTTAAGATCCTCTCACCGTTCCAATCTTCAAAGATCTCCGCGCTCGCCTCGTCTGCGAATCGTGCGCCCAAGCCCCTGATGTATGATCCCGCCGTCTCAAACGCGCTCACCACTCCCGCGCGCTCTGCTGCGGTGAAGTGCTCAGGTATAGCGCGCGGGCTCGGCGTGAGCGGTGAGCTAAAGGGGCTCGGCTCTCGCTGAATCGGGGCCGATAGTGGCGGTATCAAGCGCGCGGGTCTGTTGTCCGCACCTATCAGCCGCCTGCGCCACCTGTTTAGGCTCCACGTCCGCATGCGCGCTCTCTCGGTAGGTGTCGCGCGGCTGTAGGGTGTGCCTATCAATCTGATAAACAGAATCGGATTAGTGGGCTCTGAGAGGCTCCCTGCGTTGAATCCTCTGAGCTGATCAGCGCTCAAGCGGCCTGATCTCACTAGCGCCTCGATCCGCTGCCGAGTCAAGCCTGAAGCGCGAACGCCCAAAAGCTCCACGCTTAGCGCGTCGTAGTGATCCGTGATACTCTGGCGCGTTCGGCGCTCGGCGTCTAACACTAGCATCTGATCGCCTTATAGAGATCGAGTAGAGGTGAGCCCTTGCGCGTCTTCTCAGGTAGCTCATAGAGCCGCGCCTCAATCTCGTGAGTAGAGGCGAGCTCTTTAGCGATCTTGTTAGCGGCCTCTGAATAATCAAGCACCTCATCACCACCGAACATAGACGCCTGCCCTGTGTCCTCGGTGAGTTTCACGAGCCTCTCTACTGTGGTCTCTAAGCCTTTCTTACCGGGGTTGAGAGTGAGGATCTTGAGAAACGCGCTAGAGAGAGGATCTTTTCGTACCCTGTCCTTGAGCTCCCCTATAGGGATCTTTGAGACGCTCAGCTCATCGCTCTCGCTACCTTCCGCGCCCGCTGCTGCAAGACCTAGCTCCTGTTCTTCAAGCATGACCATATCTACCGCTCTGTTTCTCTTCACGGCGATGTCTTTACCCTTTTGTGGTAACAGGTCACGGCTGATCACATTATTATATACAGCTACGGCGTTTTGTAGGCTCGCGCGCTCCGTCTCCCCTATCCCTGCGGCCGCTAACTTGCCTAGACTGACTGTGAGTTGCTCCATTGTTGCATAATCGAGCGTTGGTAGAAGTCGGTCATCATTAACTACATAGCCCACTAACATGTACTGTAGAAACTCGCGTCCGGTGGCCGTAAAACTGCCGTCTTGTGTCCGGATGAGTTGGCTTGTGTTCTGCGCGTTAAGGATGCCGTCTTTATAGAGAGCCTCCTTAAAAGCGTCTAGTGCCTTTGATGGCTTTGTCATGAAGCGGTTAAATGTATATTCCTTACTATCAAGTCCGCGTTGGAGTGTCTTGAGAGTCTGCTGTGATACCTTAGCGGCGGCCGCGCGCCCGGCTGTGCGCTCATCCATCCCCTGTGTCTTGTTCTCGTTCATTGCTCTAACGAGCTTAGCCATGTGCTTTTTATCGGTCTGCTCTGGCTCGTATACTCTCACAAGCATAGGTGAATCCATCGCGTCAATGTCCGCTTGGCTAAAGCCATAGATCGCCGCGTCTTGAGAGAGTTTCTCTTTATACCGCTCACGCCCTGCGGGGTTGTTCATGTTGACAAGCTGAGTGCTCATAACACGCGAGTTCCCCCCCAATACGATTCCATCAGGGGTTACAATCGGCGGGCCGTTGGTCGCGTCCGGGTTCGTGTTGATCAGATAGCTTGGCTCGTATGCGCTGCCCGCGTTACGCTGGACTTTCAGCTGCTCCATACGGTCTTGGTGATAGATGCGCTCTTGTATCCCTTCGGGGTAATCCTCACGCTTCGAGAAGCTCAACGGATCATGGGAAGGGATCGCATCACCGGTCTCAATCAACTGATACCTAAACTCAGCCTTACGCTCTCGCCCGTCAATGGTGATGAACATCTCATCTGTTCGCCCTTCGCGCTTGGGCTTTGACTGCGGGCCTATGAGCGCGGCTATTTTGGGATCTGAAGCGAGCTCTGGATTTTCTTTGAGTAGCTCCTGTATCGCCCTCAACGCCTTGTCTAGTTTCTGCTTAGGTACCGGCGCGCGTAGCTCTTCCCCTTCGGGGATCGCTCGCTGATCGCGGCTGTTAGGCGGCGTGAAGTCCTCTATCTTGAGCTCGAACCTATCACCCTTAACGAGTAGTGTGAGTGAGCGGTCTGGATCTGCTGCGCTGTTGAGAGCGTAGACTTCCAGATCACCCTGAGTGCTCGAGTTAAACACACCTCGCCCGGTCGCCTCCTCAAGCGCGCTGAGCTGCTCCGCTGAGAGCTTACCGCGTCCGCTTACCTTCTTAGTGGCATCATCGAATGTCTCTACATCACCCGCGCTGATCGCTTGTGAGAGCAGGCTGTCAAGCGCGCTGTTCCCTGTCTGCGCGTAGTCGATTTGGTCTTTCTTGATGAGCTCATGGGCCGCGTCTGCGTCTCCCTCTCTCAGCGCTTTAGAGAGATCACTATCAAGCGCCTTGCGCTCCGCTGCGCTCATACGCTTGATCTTCGGTGCGGCTGTCTTTGGTGCTGTGCGCTTGGTGCTCTTGGTGCTCTTGGTGCTCTTGGTCCCCTTGCGCTTCTTACGCTGGGCTTTCTCTCGGCTCTTGGTCTCGACCTTTGAGTGTTGGCGCTCTAAGAGCGCTCTGAGCTCTGCATGACTCAAGCTGATCAGCTCTGAGCCCTTGCGCCCGTCATGCCGAACAAAGACTTGATCCCCTTCCACGCGGTCAATGTGGAAGTGTCCACGCCTGCCTTTGAATGTGAGCTTAAAGGCTGAGCCTTCTTCAAACTTTGCGCCCGTGATGCCTCCGCCGTGATGCTCTGCATAATAATAGCGGTAGCGCTTGCGCCCTGTCTTGGGATCTTTACCCACTAGCTTTCGATGGGTGTATTTGTGGCCTGCGGCCTTGAGAAGTGTGAGCGCTAGTGTTGGTGAGTAGTTCATGTGCTTGATCCCTTAATTTGATCTCTAACGGCGGTCATGAGCCCGCGCGCTCTGCCTGATGTGGCCGCTACGAGCTGCTCAGCTATAGGTAACAGCTCAGCGCGCTCTGTGGCTGTCAATACTCCCGATTCAGCCTTATCTATCACCTTGTTGAGCTCGGCCTTAAAAGCGCTCTGAGCCGCCTGTGCGCTTGCGCCCTTCTCGCCGCTCTTGATCGCGTCTACCATACCACTGAACGCTTGCGCGGTCTCGGTTAGCTGATCGCGGGGGGTCTGGGCCTGTGACGCCCTCTCCTGGATGAGAGCGACCGTTGCTTCTTTGGTGTTAGGCACGTCTACACCTTCGGCTATAAGAGAGTTTCTCATTTCTATCGTGGCGGTGAGATCTCTGTCTTTTTCGTTCCTATACTGCTCACCCTTACCCGCTCTCACCCTCCTCTCGATCTCATGTCTCTCTGCTGCGGTGGGTGCGGCTCCCGTCCTCCCTTTAAATACTCCCGCGATAGCGTCAGGGGTGGATAATACGACGCCTCCACGCTTAACGATACCATCAGCGACTTTTAAGAATTCAGCATAGTCAAGCTGGTCCACGATCTTCTGAAGGCGCTCATCAATCGTCCCGCTCACTTGATACATACGCCTATGATTCTCATCAATCAACGTGTTGAGCGTGGCCGTCTTACCTAGCGCTGAGTCTATAAGGGGGTTCAAACGCTTCGCTTCTTCTTTGGCCTCGTTATATTTCGCCTTTGCCTCATCATATGCCGCTTGTGCCGCTGCGGCGAGGCGCGGTGACGTTGAGAAGCCTCTCTTAGATGCTCTATACTTAACGAGTTCCTCATTATAGGCTTTTTGAGACTCTTGTAATGATGCGGCTACGGCTTGCCTGTGCGCCTCTCTCACATCAGCGTATTGATTCATCAGGCGCTCTATCTCTGAATCACCCACCTTTGTGATAGCTTGGAGTAGTTTACGTGGAGGGAGTGCGTATAGAGTCAAATCTGCTGCGGGGTTGTCTGCGCCGTGGGTCTGTGGTGTTCTCGCCTCAAGTCCACGCGCCTCCTTTTTGCGTCTATAGGCCTCTCTCATGCGGCGGGCGTCCTCTGCATTGAGCTTCCGTAGCTGGCTTTCTATCTCGTCGCTATTATATGCCTCTTGAATCTCGTCCCTTATCGCTACGAGGCCTCTGGCTATAGCGTCCCTCGCGTCTCTTAAATCGGGGGTGTCACCCTCCGTTTTATCGAGTTCTCTTAATAAATCCTTGCTCCTATTATCCTCTTCAAACTTCCGTTGTACCTCGTCTACATATTCTCTACGCTGTCTAATCGCCTCTTTAAGTTGCGGTGTGGTCAAGGTGCTTAGGTCATTTGGCATAGTCTCAAAGTTATCGTCGCTCTGCTGCGCTGTCTCTGTGAGCTGCTCGCGTGGGGTCTGGGTCTGTGTCTTCTTGCGTGTGGTGCTCTTGCGCTTGGTGCTCTTGCGCCCTTTACGGCGGTTCGCTTGTGCCTTCTCTCGGCTCTTGGTCTCGGTCTTTGAGTGTTGGCGCTCTAAAAGCGCTCTGAGCTCGTCCTGTGACATCTCGACTTCTTTAGAGCCGGGTCGCCCGTCATGCTTCACAAAGACCTTATCGCCCTCAACGCGCTGTACATGAAAGTGTCCGCGTCGGTTTTTGAACGTGAGCTTAAACGCTGCGCCCTCCTCAAACTTTGCGCTTGTGATCCCTCCGCCGTGATGCTCTGCATAATAATAGCGGTAGCGCTTGCGCCCTGTCTTGGGATCTTTACCCACTAGCTTTCGATGGGTGTATTTGTGCCCTGCGGCCTTGATCATGGTCATGGTCTCTGTGAGATTCCAAGTCATTTGTCACTCTCCTTTACGGTCTTCTGAGCCCATTTATCACCCGCGTCACCACCCCATAATAACCATGAGATATAGCTCGCGCTCGTGCGGTCTCGGTGGTACCCGCGCTCTTTGTAGGTGCGGTGTCTGTTAAAGAAATTCTTCATACGTTTCACAGTCTTAAGAGTCAGCTCATCGCGGTTCTTAAGATTCACCGCGCGCTGTACTCCTGAGCCTATCCCGTGTTCGCTCGCCTGTTTTGTGCTCAGGCCCCCTCTCCCATGCTCTCGTCTCAGCTCTAAGCCTCGCGCCGCCTCGCGCGCGACGCTAGCGGGGGGCTTATATCCCTTCTCAAGATCACCCACTAGGATCGTGTCAAGCTCATCCATGAGAGAGCTCACGCGCGCTTTATGTAGCGTGCTCATCTCACCGGCTAACTCTTTGATCACGTCCACCTCACCCCGATACTCTGGCGCGCTCTTCGTCGCCTTCGCTTTGATCAAGTCGATGACCTGTGATGGTGTGTCGCGCGGGTCTAAGATCACCTCACCCTCTACGCCCTCGACGCTGAAACGGCGCCTGAAGCCCTTCTGTAGCGTGAGCTGTTGCCATATCTGAAACTGTATCTCAGGGCGCGCGAGCTGATCCGCTCGGCCTTTTAGCTTGAGTCTGCTCATGATCTCCCTCTAACTTTATAAGTGTTCGGATTATATCAAGATCATAGCTCCCGCGCTCTAATAATCTTGAGTGAGCGCGTCTAACTCGCTCGTCTGCGCTCGTCTCGATGACCGCGCGGTCTGCGTCGCTCAGGGCTCCTGTGAGGCTCGCGCTCTGCATGATCTTTCGTGTTAGCGCTTTGTTCTTGGCCTCTTCTAGCCGTGATCCTGACGGCCTCAACACGATCACGGGGCGCTGCTGCCCTTGCCTGTATACTCGCGCGGTGGACTGCGTTAAGGTGTCCGGCGCCCACGGGGTTGAGAGGTGCGCTACCATCGCGGCGCGCTTCTGCAGATTTGCACCTGTCTCTAATGCGCGTGTCTGTCCGAGCAGAACTCTTGAGCCTCCTTCATTGAGCCGGGTTGTCATCTCGGCGCGTTGGCTCTCTGAGCTCTCGCCTGTGTAGATGTCAATCTCTGAGCTCCTGAGCCCTCGTCTGATCAGGGCCTTGCGCGCCTCTGTGAGACCTATGATGTACTCGCAAAAGATCACGGCGGCCCGTGTCTCGTCCTCAGAGAGATAACTCATCACCATGTCTATGATCCATCTCAGCTTAGGTGATTCATAGTCTGGCACATGGATACTGAACGCCTCGCTGAATATGGCGGGTGATATGGTGAGCTGCTCTAGTCTCATGCCTAGCGCTTGCGCCGTCTTCGGTGCGCCTTCGGCCGCTATCATGCTCTCGAAACCTCTCGCGCCTTCTAGCGCTTCACGGTAACTACTCGCGTTCAGCTCGCGCGCCGCTTGCATCTCGATTAACTGTTTCATGAGCTCGCGCTGGTTCTCATCCGGTGCGATATAGGGGGCTAGGTCTTTGCGCGGTGGTAGGTCTAGCTGCGCGTCGGGGTCTGAGGTGGTGCGCGTGAATAGGGTATCTCTGAGACGCTCATAGAGCTCACCTAGCATGTCACCTCTCAGCGCTCCCATTTCATACTGTGGGCCTCGTATTGAGTCATACTGAGCGAGCTTGCGGTAGGTGTAACGCGCTGTGAACTCTTGGATCTCCCCTAGCCTGTTAGGGTCTACCCTGTCAATCACATGATAGAAGTCTTCTACGGCGTTCGGTTTCGGGGTGCCTGTGAGACCTATCACGCGCGCGGCGCTCTTGCTAAGCTCTTGAAAACATAGCCCGTTTATCCCTTGAGGCGCTTTGAATTTATGCACCTCATCAGCTACCAATAGATAGGGCTCAAGGCTCATGAGCTTCTTGAAATAATTTCGATCTATCGCAAGTGTCTGCGGTGTGATCAGTACGCCCTCTAATTGTCCATGATAGAGCGCTGTATAGATCTCTTCTCGCTTGTCAGGAGTCTGCGAGGTCAACACATGGATCTGAGCATTAGAGAGCTCAAGGTGCTCTCTCCATGATGCGTGCGCGCTCTTAGGGGCCGCGATGATCACGCGCTTTAGGTCGCCGCGCGCTTTAAGCAGGTGGTAGCTCATGATTCCGATTAGCGTCTTACCTAATCCCATCTCGAGCGCTAATACTGAGCGCGGGCGCTCTAGCGCAAACTGTACAGCGCGCGCTTGATACGGGTGTGGTTTCCATCCCCGGCGCCTCATCTCGCTCATCCCATCGGGATGGTCTGGGATATAAATCTCAGGCTCTGAGTAGGGGCGCTCAAAGTGTGGCTGTCTAGAGGTGTCTAAAAACGTGTGGTAAAACTCTGTGCGCTCTTGCTCTGTCCACCTCGCCCAAAGGTCAGAGAGGCGGCCTATAGCCTCGCTAAGCTGCGCCTCTTGCTCTGCTGTGAGCTCTTGAAGATCATCAGCGCGATTCATTACATAGATCAGCGAGCTTGATGCATAGCCTAGCGCGCGGGCTACACCTAAGCGCTTGAGCGCCTCGCCGCCCGTTGTCCATGCGCGGCGGTTGCGCGCGGTGAAGAGTGGCGGGCGGTCTACGCTCAAGCGCGTGATACTCACCTTAGCTCACACTGTCCACCCGCGCACGCCTCTGTAGCAAGCGGCGCTGTAACGTCTGTCTCTTCATTTAGATTGTCATAATCCACGGGGCTCATGGT